TCATTCTAGCGTGGACAATGTGTGGACACTCTTAACGTCAGTGCCACCGCGTAAAGGATTAAGCGTTACCGCATCTTGCAGGTACTCAGGGGCGAAATGCGCGTAGGTCATTGTTTGCTCAATTCGTGAATGCCCGAGAATCCGTTGAAGCGTGATAATGCTCCCTCCATTAATCATAAAGTGAGTTGCAAAGCTGTGACGCAATGCGTGCGTAGCCTGACCCGGTGGCAGGTCCGGTTTCAACTCCTTCATTAGTCGTCTGAACGCAGGATAGTTAGCGTTAGTGAAAAGATAACCACGCTTTCCTGAAGTGATCATTGTTGCCAGCTCCTCGGATATCGGAACGGTTCGCGGCTTGTTGGTCTTTGTCTTAACAAACGTGACGCGATTTTGAATTATGTTTTCCGCTTTCAGTTTTGCTGCCTCGCTCCACCTCGCTCCGGTACTCAGACAAAGTATCGCAATTTTTTTATTATCCCCGTCCACTTTGGACAGTAGATCAGCGATCTCCTCTTGTGTCAGGTAGCCTGTTTCGGGCTTGTCCTCTTTCAGTCGCTTTAGCCCCCTGAAAGGGTGTTCACCGAAAAATAGCTCTGCATCTATCAAAGAGGTAAACATTCCGCTAAGGCAAGTCAAATCGCGGTTGATGCTCGATGGTTTGATGCCCTGAGAGCGGCGCACTGTACCGTACTGGCTAATCAATGACTTAGTAATCTGAAAGGCGCATGGGTCACTTGTAATCTTGGTGAATAACTCAATTTTGCCTAAATAATCTCGACCATGAGTCTCATGCTTGCCTTTCAACTCCCACCATATTTTTGTTAACTCTGACAGATGCCGCTTATCTGCCGGTTTTGCTAACCAATCTTTATTGTGGTGGTTGTACTGAGTGTGTTTCTCAAAAGCGATAGCCTCGCTTTTTTTATCGAATTTCCTGCGGATGCGCTTTCCGTTGCGCCCAGCAGGTCTGACGTCCACTTCATATCGACCATCATCGAGTTTCTTAATTGTCATAAGAAAACCCTCCGAAGGTACGTTTACTTCTTGTTGTTAACTTATTGTTTTTGCTGGATGAGTATTTTTCAGCCAGTAATAAACACTTTTCAAAAATGTACCTGCGATAAAGCGTTAACCAGTCTTTTGGTCTGAGTGCTGCGAGTCTGTTGTTTCTTGCCCAAAGTGTGCGAGTGCCGGTGCGATCTGCCCGGATTCTGGTGATATTTGTTCAGTTATAAACCACAAGGTGTATTTACTAAAGCGGGGGTTTTGAAGGATTTTCATCGTCACATCTGTCGGTGGAACAGTCCTTCCACTTTCATAGTAAGTCAAGGAGCTGTAAGGAACTCCTGTAATTTCAGCAAATTGCTTCCGATTCAGTCTTTCTGACTCCCTTATGAGCGCCAGCTTTTCACTGATAGCAGTTGACATGTTATCGAGATCCTCTAATAATTAACTACATGCTCTACTTTGTTTCGATTAACTCTATGTTCATTACACAACATTAGAGAACATTGAAACCCATTGGTTAGATCTAGATGAAAGGTTATCAGATGATTAAACAAATTGTCAGTACCAGTGATGCTGTGCCATATCCAGAATTCGCCAAACTCATCGGCAAAACGCCTGCAGCAGTGCGTGGAATGATAGAGAAAGGAAAGCTGCCAGTAATTGAAATGACAGATCCTCAATCTGCATCTGGTCGCGCTGGAGAGTATTGGATTTATCTGCCTGCCTGGAACAACGGTATGAAACTTGCCTATGAAAGCCGCCCTAAAGAGATTCGTGAGGGGTGGCTAATGTGGCTCGGATTGGGTGAGCCAAAATGATGACCGAGCCCCGTTGCATTGCACAGTTACTCCGTAATGAAAGCCCACGCCCGGTCAACCCCATCATCACCCACGGCAAAGGTCGCAAAGGCATCATTATCCGCACCCGCAAGCCTGGAATAATCGCCACGGCAAAAAGCTACCTCAAATCAAAAGGATTGGCATTATGACGGTTATGACACTGGCATTAGTTCAAAAACAGCCTCAATCTCTCCGCGTTGTAATCGGTAGGCATCTTGCAGAACCTCGCTGGCATGACTCCTGTGATTTTTACAATCAGATGATGGAACGCGATCGCCTGACAGTCTGTTTTCATGCTCAGCTTAAACAGCGTCACGCGACCATGCGTTTTGAAGAAATGAACGATGTAGATCGTGAGCGTCTGGTCTGCGCGATTGACGAGCTGCGCGGTGCGTTTTCTAAACGCCGTCAGGTCGGAGCCAGTGAATCGACGTATATAAGTTATCTGACAGTAAGCCAGCGTCGCAGTTTATTCCTTCATGCTGGATTAACTGAGAACGAATTTAACCAGCCCTACTGGCGAGTTAATGAAGATTCTTGTTATTGGCGAGAGCAGTTATTCCGCGCATTACGTGAACTATTCAGCTTGTTTGAGTATGCCCCAACTATTTTGACCTCGGTTAAGCCTGAACAATATTTGCATTAATTAACTAGCAAAAATTTTTACGCGCTTGAATGCGTGGGACATCTTTTTGTCTGGAGCCGGGTAAATGAATAAAGATATATCAGTACCTCGTAGCAATATGAAAGCCCTGTTAGCGCAGGCCACCATTGAGGCTCAGCTAGTCACCGCGACGCGGTTCGCGTCTGCGCTTGATTCTCTGATAGCTCACATTTGCAAGTCTGCAATGAACCGGACGGAGATTATCGAGCTATTGGGGCAAGAATCTGAAAAGCTTCACAATTCTATTTTAAATAAGCAATAAATCAGTAAGGGGCTGTATGAGCATTAATATTGTTATCGATAATAAATTCGTAATTACCAGCGACCAATTCCAGTTTATTTTGCAGGAAAAGAAGGTCGCTAAGTCTGGAAAAAATGCCGGTAAAGAATGGCTCGATACCGTTGGCTTTTATCCATCTATCAGCAAGCTCGTTTCCGGCCTAGTGCTACACAACATTTTAACCGGGGAAGCTCGTCAGTTTTCAGACTTAGAAAAGCAGATCGAGCAGTTAGGTCAAAAATGCCTGGAAGCATTCACCGTTAATGTCCGTTGAGACCCGAGGGCGCGTAGCCCCCTCGCCACCACCCCCGCGACAAAAAAGCACCGGTGATTCATTCGTCGGTGCTTACTCCTGGAATAACCTCAAGCAAGAGGCCATAGGCCGCGACAGACCCCTTACACGTGCCGAATTCCGTCAGGTGCAAGGCGTTTTAAACCGGATTGACCGCATGCCGTTTTTCCTGCAAACGCTGTTTACCTCGCGTTATAACTTCATCCGCCGCACAAAGAGCCCGTTGGGTGGGCTGTATTTCTTAAAAAACACCTTTGAGCGCAAGCTGCTGCCGCGTCTTGAGCGTGTTAATGAGCTATGCGGCATGAATGAGTCCGCCTCGATTGGTTTCCTGTCTGAGCGTGATGAATATGCGCGCCTGCCTGACATGAATGATAAAGAGCTTAAGAAATTTGCGGCCAGAATTGCCGCTCAGCTCTGGAGTCAGTATGAGGAATTAAGCGACGCATGGGCTGATGCTCACGGTGGCAAAGATATGCTTTTCACCGACGAGGCTCAGGCGCATTTATACGGTCAGGTGGCCGGTATTGCGCGCGCTTTCAATTTCACCCCAATGTACTGGAAAAAATACCGTAAGGGTCAGATGACGATCCGCATGGCTTTTTCAGCAATTTCCCGACTGATTAAAGACAAGTGGTGGGTTAACCAGCTCAAGGCGCAGCGTATGCGCTGGCGCGAGGCGTTGCTCATTGCCGCCGGTGAGGTCAATAAAGACCGTTCACCCTACGCCAGCAAAATGGCGATCCGCGATGTTCATGCACGCCGCCTGGCTAATCTCGAATACCTTAAATCCTGCGAGCTGGAAAACAAAGTCACCGGCGAACGCATCGACCTCATTAGCAAAGTCATGGGGAGTATTTCAAACCCTGAAATACGTCGTATGGAGCTGATGAACACCATCGCAGGGATAGAACGCTATGCGGCCAGCGTCGGTGACGTGGGGATGTTTATCACGCTGACCACTCCATCGAAATATCATCCGACCCGACAGGTCGGTAAAGGTGAAAGTAAAACGGTGCAGCTCAATCACGGCTGGAACGAAACCGCATTCACACCTAAAGACGGCCAGCGGTATCTGTGCCGAATCTGGAGCCTTATGCGTACCGCTTTCAAAGATAACGATTTAGAGGTTTACGGGATGCGGGTTGTTGAGCCACACCACGACGGCACACCTCACTGGCACATGATGCTGTTTTGCAAACCCGGTCAGCGTAAAGCCATTAACGAAATTATGCGTCGTTATGCCCTTAAAGAGGATGGACACGAAAAGGGCGCAGCAAAACAGCGCTTTGAGTCACGTCATCTTAATCAGGGCGGAGCGGCGGGTTATATAGCTAAATATATCGCCAAAAATATTGACGGCTATGCGCTCGACGGCCAGCTCGACCACGATACCGGCAAGTCTCTAAAAGACACAGCTGCAGCCGTAACCGCATGGGCGTCTACATGGCGCATCCCTCAGTTTAAACCGATTGGTCTGCCGACGATGGGGGCTTACCGCGAACTGCGCAAACTTCCTCGTGGGGTGAGTATCGCCAGTGAGTTTGACGACAGGGTCGAAGCGGCTCGCGCTGCTGCAGATGAAGGTGAGTTTGACCTGTATATCATCGCGCAGGGCGGTGCGAACCAACCGCGTGATGCTCAGGCCGTCAGGGTCGCCCGTAAAGTGACGGATGAGGTCAACGAATACGAGGAAGATATCGAGAGAGTAGTCGGTATTTATGCCCCACACCTCGGGGCTAGTCGCGTACATGTAACCCGTACCGCCGAGTGGCGCATCGTTCCAAAGGTTTTGGCCGTTGAGCCTTTGACCTTAAAAAGCGGCTCTGCCGCGCCTCGGAGTCCTGTCAATAACTGTGGAAAACTCACCGTCGGTGGCGATCCAATTATCACCTCCGCACCGTCTGAGCAAGCCGCAGCGGTGCTAAATCTGATTGAGCGCGATGTTATCGGCTGGAATGAGCCAGACGTCGTGAAGATACTTAACGGCGCGTTAAAAGCTGGTGCGCCGCGAAAAAATTGCCAGCAAAGAAGAAATGCGCCGCTCAAAACGAGTGAGCAAGCGCCATCAGCAAGGATGACTAAGCCCGAAAGGGATCGCGTCGCAAAAATTCGTTTCGATTTGGCTCAGCAAGGCATTACCCCGGAACGGTGGGAACTCGACGTACTAGCGCGTGGGGCAACGGTGATTTTTGATGGGATAAGGTATTGCTACTTGCGCACGGATGATTTTTGTGAGGACATTTTTTCATTGAATAACTGGGCTGTTAGTTAAACAAAAATTGAATCATAATTAATTCCGAATGCAAATGCTTAATCCGCCCAAAATCTGTTTGAAAGGGATGTTTATGCTTATATATCAAGGTGGTAAGGAAGTTAGTGAGGATGATTTCCGTTCTCATGTTTATTCGCTGTGCCAATTAGACAATGTAGGAGTGCTCTTAGGTGCTGGCGCTTCGGTTGGTTGCGGTGGGAAAACCATGAAAGAAGTCTGGCAGTCCTTTAAGCAAGACCATCCAGATCTTTTATCGCTACTTATCGAACGTTATCTTCTCGTTTCTAGGACTGATTCAGAATCTGATTCAGTAAACGTTGAGCTTTTAATTGATGAGGCAACAAAATTTTTATCTGTAGCTAAAACAAGACATAATGAGGCTGAAGAAAAAGAATTTAGAACGATATTAAGTGCATTATACAAAGGGGTAACTAAAGCTGCGTTACTTACAGGAGAAGAATTCAGGCAAAAAAATCAAGGGAAAAAAGTACAGTTTAAATATCATAAAGAGTTAATATCAAAATTAATTTCAAATCGGCAACCTGGTCAGTCAGCACCAGCACTTTTTACAACAAATTATGATTTGGCTTTAGAATGGGCTGCGGAAGATCTTGGTATTCAGTTATTTAATGGCTTCTCAGGCTTACACACAAGACAGTTTTATCCACAAAATTTTGATTTGGCTTTTAGAAATGTTAATGCGAAGGGAGAGGCTAGATTTGGTCACTACCACGCCTATCTTTATAAGCTTCATGGTTCTCTTACATGGTACCAAGATGATAGTTTAACAGTTAATGAAGTAAGCTCATCTCAAGCTTATGATAATTACATCAAAGATATTATAAATGAAGATGATTATTATCGAGGCCAGCATTTGATTTATCCCGGGGCAAACAAATATAGCCATACAATTGGATTTGTTTATGGTGAAATGTTTAGGAGGTTTGGGGAGTTTCTTTCTAAATCACAAACGGCTCTTTTTATAAATGGATTCGGTTTTGGTGATTATCATATTAATAGAATAATATTAGGTGCGTTGTTAAATCCTTCTTTTCATGTTGTTGTTTATTATCCTGAATTAGCCAAGGCTCAAATCAATGTTGATTCTGGTACCGCTTCGGAAGGCGAAAAAGCAATAATTACATTGAAGCATTTAACTCTCAATCAAGTGACCGTCGTAGGAGGCGGAGGTGACGCTTACTTTGATAGTTTTGTGAAACATCTTCCATATCCAGTTCTTTTCCCTCGCGGAAATACTGTAGATGATTTGGTTGAGGCTATCTCTAAATTGTCTAAAGGAGAAGGTCATGACCCATTTTAAACTTTCAGAGCTTTCCGCGATCGGCTATGTAGTAGGATTGGAAGGTGAAAAAATTAGAATAAATCTTCATGAAGGGTTACAGGGAAGATTAGCATCACATAGGGATGGGGTTAGTTCGGTTACCCAGCCAGGAGATCTCATTGGCTTTGATGCCGGTAATATACTGGTGGTTGCTCGTGTTACGGATATGGCCTTTGTTGAAGCGGATAAAGCCCATAAAGCAAATATAGGAACTTCAGATATAGCGGACATGCCTCTTAGGCAAATAATAGCCTATGCAATAGGTTTTGTTAAAAGGGAATCTGACGGATATGTATTTGTTTCTGAAGATTGGCGATTACCAGCATTGGGTGCTTCAGCTGTTCCTTTAACAACTAATTTCTTAAACACTATTTATAGCATAGACAAAGGTGATTTAGATAAAGCAATTGAACTTGGAGTCGATTCGCGTACCAAATCTGTACGAATACTGGCTAGTATCGATAAATTGCTGACACGGCACATAGCCGTATTAGGTAGTACTGGCTATGGTAAATCAAATTTCAACGCATTACTGACTCGACGAATTGCTGAGAAGTATACTAAATCGCGAATAGTTATTTTTGACATAAATGGTGAGTATTCTCAGGCATTTGTGGGATTACCAAATGTTAAACATACCATTTTAGGTAAGTGTCCAGACGGAGAAGCACCTAAACCACCTTTATTACAGGGTATGGCATACACAGAAGAATCGTATTCTTACAAGCAGATACCCTATCAGGCACTTGGTTTTGCAGGTTTAATAAAATTATTACGTCCTAGCGATAAAACTCAGTTGCCAGCACTGAGAAATGCTCTAAATGCTATTAACAGAACTCATTTCGATAAAAAAACATACTTCCTGAGAGATGGAGGTGGAAATTGCTTTAATATTTATGACGATTGTAGAGAAGAGAATCAACTGCATCTTGCTGCTTGGTTAGGTGGTTTGCGTAACAGAACATTGGATAAAGCTGGCAGGTGGGCTCCATTTAAGTGTTTAGCAAGTTTGGTTGCAGAGTTTGGCTGTGTCGCTGCCGACTCTAGGACGGGTGGAAGTAAGCGTGATGCATTTTGCTATGGTAATGTACTCCCTCTAATAAAAATCATACAGCAATTAGCAGACGATGTAAGGTTCAAAAATATTGTCGATATGAATGGTGGTCAAGTTCTGGCTGACAATGGTAGGCATTGGGACGCCGCTATGAAAGATGAAGTGGACTATTTTTTTGGAAAAGAAAAGGGAGAGCCGAATGATTGGAATGTTCATATAGTTAATTTGAAAAATCTGTCACAAGACCACGCTCCAATGCTGTTGAGTGCCTTACTCGAAATGTTTGCTGAAGTTCTTTTCTTGAGAGGGCAAAACAAAGCCTTTCCAACAGTGCTACTTCTTGAAGAGGCTCATCATTATTTGAGGGATCCCTACTCAGAAGTTGATGCACAAATCAAAGCTTACGAACGTCTGGCAAAGGAAGGTCGCAAGTTCAAGTGTTCCCTGATTGTAAGTACTCAGCGTCCCTCTGAGTTGTCTTCAACAGTATTAGCCATGTGCTCGAACTGGTTCACATTGCGACTGACTAATGAGCGTGACTTACAAGCGCTCCGTTATGCAATGGAAAGCGGAAACGAATTAATGATTCGCCAAGTATCTGGTCTACCAAGGGGGGATGCTATTGCATTTGGTTCCGCATTTAATCTTCCTCTAAGGATTTCTATTCATCAAGCTGAACCGAGCCCACGCTCATCAGACGCAATATATTCTGAAGAATGGAAGTAGCCTTGTGTTCTATGCATATTTTTCTGAATTAGTGGTGCATTAATTTGCATTTTTTTTACATGTAAGGATTTGGCTACAATAGCCACAGCTGGTGCGGCTTGGGGCTCCTGATGCACCTGCATTAAAAACAACCCGTTAAGCGCGCAGGCGAGGCGGGGAAAGCACTGCGCGCCAGACTACATTTACGCATTTATTTTCGCAGCCTGAGCGTGTCGCTGTGCCGCGCGGGTTCGCGAGGGTGTTGGTGGGTGATGCCGCGGCGTTCGAGGCCGTGGCTGGCTTCTGAGGCGGTCAGGCGTGGGAGTAAGAAAAAGCCGCCCGGAGGCGGCGGAAATCAGTCACTTTCGGTGTCGAGGGTGTAACTTTTGAACCGGATCACCTCCTGACCGGCCCAGGCGTTGACCTCGCGCATCCGGTCTTGTAGCGGGATGAGCTCGTTACGGACAAACACCTTTGCCACCTTCTCGATATCGCCGAGCGAACCGACGTTTTCCGGCTTGCCGCCCATCAGCTGGAACGGGATGCGGTGAGCGTCGAGCAGGTCGGCGGCGCTGACTTTTTTGATATTGAAGAAATCGTCTTTCGTTGCCACCTCACTGAGCGGCACAATTTTAATGCCGTCTGGTTTTCCGTGCGGTGCGTAGAAAAACAGATTTTTGAAGTTGCCGAGCCCCTTCGAACTGCGCATCGCATCGCGCAACGCCTCAACATCGGTACCGCTTTGCGCGGCGTCCGTCACATACATGATGTAACCCGCATGCGCCCCGTTCTGGTAATACTTGCGACGGAACAGCGTCGCCGCTTCATTCAGCCAGGCGGAGTTTAGCGCGCTGAGATATTCCGGCATGCCGTACAGCTCCTGGTTGATGTCTGGCTCCAGCAGGTGGAATACGGATCCCGGCGCGAACGGGTGCGGCTGGTCAAATGACGTAACCCACCAGTAGACATCATCTTCAATACCACGCCGCGTGTATTTAGCCGGTGACGCTTCCAGCTTCAGCGGGCGACCGGTGACACTCTTTCGGAGCTCTAAAAACGCGTTGCCAAACACCAGAAAATCAAGCGCGAAGCGGCTGAAGTCCTGTTGTGACAGTAGCGGGTGCGGAATAAACGTTGAGGCCAGAATGTTGCGCTTAACGTAAATCGGCGAGCTGTGATGAACGGCGGCGCGCAGGCTTTTCGCCAGCCCGCTAAAGCTGACCGGCGGTTCGAACCAGCGGCCATTATTGACGCATTCCACGTAATCCAGAATATCGCGGCGGTCGAGCACGGCGCTCGGTTCACCAAAGGTAAACGCCTCCACTTTCTGGGGCGCGCTGTCTTTCATGTTGCGCGGGCGCTGTTGTGGCTGCGGCTTGCGGCCTTTGTATTTACTCATCAGTTGAACTCCAGAATGGACGATGTGGCCTGGCCGCTGCCAGCGGTCAGCGGTTCGTTTAACAGCGCGTGCATGGTCGCCCAGGCGACGTCCGCGTGACTTGCCTCCTCGGTGCGGCTGGCCTCATAGGTGGCACTGCGCCCGCTGCTGGTCATGGTCTTGCGGATAGCCATAAACGAGGTGGTGATGTCGGTGGCGCTGACGTCGTATTCGAGACAGCCGCGGCGAATAACGTCTTTTGCTTTCAGCACCATTGCGGTTTTCATTTCCGGCGTGTAGCGGATATCGCGGGCGGCGGGATAAAACGAGCGAACCAGCTGGAAGACGCCAATACCGAGGCCGGTCGCATCGATACCGATGTACTCGACGTTGTATTTTTCGGTGAGCTGGCGAATGGATTCGGCCTGCGTCGCAAAGTCCATGCCTTTCCACTGATGGCGCTCCAGAATGCGAAACTTGCCCCCGGCGACAACCGGCGGTGCGAGCACCACACACCCGGCGCTGTCGCCGCTGTGCGAAGGGTCGTATCCCACCCAGACCGGGCGGGAGCCGAACGGGTTGTCGGCGAACGGCGCAAAGTCTTCCCACTCTTCCAGACTGTCGACCATGCAGCGTTGCAAATCCTCGAACGGGAACACCGACGCCTTGTCGTCAACGAACTCGCACATAAACAGATTGCGGAAGTCGTCGACGCTGTTTTCGCGCTTGAGTTGCTCCAGATTGAACAGCGTACAGCCCCCGGCGAGCGCATCCTCAATGGTGACAATCTGCCGCCACTGACCGTCAGGACACGCCACGCCAGCGGCGAGCGCGTCATGACTGATATCGATATCAACCCGCTCGCTGGCGCTGGCGCGGCCCCGGTTGAATAATTCCCCCGACCAGAACGGGTAAGCGCCGTGTGCCAGGGTGGAAGGTGTCGAAAAGTAGGTGCTGCGCAGGTGGCTTTGTGAGGCCATGCCCGACGACACTTTGCGTAGTTTCTGGAAGTTGGGGATCCAGAAAATTTCGTCGACATACAGGTCGCCGTTGTGGCTCTGCGCGGTGTTGGAGTTGGTGCCGAGGAAAATCAGCTTTGCGCCGTTGTTGCCTATGACAATCGGGTCGCCGGTCAGGTCGACATCGACCCGGCGGGCAAACTGAATGATGTACTCGCGGAATACATACGCCTGCGTCTTACTCGCTGACAGGAAAATCTGGTTATGGCCGGTTTTCAGCGCGTGCAGCAGCGCCTCGCGGGAAAAGTAGAACGTCGCCCCAATCTGGCGCGATTTCAGAATGTCGCGAATGCGGTGCTCAAGCCCGGCGCGGTGCCAGCGGAGCTGATATTCGAAAGACTCCGCGAAAAAAATCTCTTCCAGTTTTTCGATAGCCTCGTCGCTGAAAAAGTTCTTTGTCGGCTTTTTGCGGTCACCTTTGTTGCGGTTGGCCACGCGGGGATTCAGGTCAGCCTCGTTTCCGGTCTGGCCATAGCGGTTAATCCGCGCGAAGCGCTCCATCTGCCGGGCCAGAAAATCGGCGACCTTGAAATCATGGGGCGTCAGGCTGGGTTTCGCATAAAGCTGGATAAGCCGGGCCTCCAGGGTGCTTTCGACCCGGTTCAGCGGTGCCGTTTCCTCCCAGTGGTCGCGCTGTTTCCAGCTCTGCACCGTGGGGCGTTTGGTCTGCAACATGTCGGCAATCTGCGGCACGGAGAACCCCTGCCAGTACAGCAAGGCCGCCTGGCGTCGCGGGTCGTTTAACAAAGTGGTGTCGGTGGTGATGGTCATGGATGCCTCGCCGTGATTGATACAGGGCAAGGCTAAAGAAACGGGGGATGTGAATCGCTAAGGTGCTGTTGTGTGAGGGATAAGCCATCCGGGACTGATGGCGGGATAGTGGCGACGTCGGGAAACTAGCCCCGACCCGTTAACCCGACATCAGGACTCCTGACAATGGCAAAAAAAGTTTCAAAATGGTTTCGCATCGGCGTCGAAGGCGATACCTGTGACGGCCGCGTTATCAGCGCGACGGATATTCAGGAAATGGCTGAGACCTTTGACCCCCGCGTCTACGGTTGCCGCATTAACCTCGAACACCTGAAAGGCATCCTGCCGGAGGGGCCGTTCAGCCGTTACGGCGATGTGGTTGAGCTGAAGTCTGAAAAAATTGACGACGACTCGGTACTGAAAGGCAAGCTGGCGCTGTTCGCTAAAATCACCCCGACCGATGACCTGATCGCAATGAATAAAAAATTGCAGAAGGTTTACACCTCCATGGAAATCCAGCCGAATTTTGCCAATAGCGGCAAATGCTACCTGGTCGGCCTCGCCGTGACCGATGACCCGGCCAGCCTCGGCACTGAATACCTTGAATTTTGCCGTGGGGCCAAATTTAACCCCCTTAACCGCTTCAAAGCCGCACCGGGCAACCTGATTTCTGTTGCCACCCTCGCGGAGCTCGAGTTCGAAGACCTGCCGGAAAATGTCTTTACCGCCCTGAGCGACAAGGTGAAGACGATTTTCAGCCGCAAACAGGCCAGCGATGACGCCCGTTTTCAGGATGTGCATGAAGCCGTGACGACCGTCAGTGAACATGTGCAGGAAAACCTCACCGCTACCGGGCAGCGTCTTGCCGAGCTGGAAAATGCCTTTGCGACGCTGAAACAGGACGTCACCAGTAAAGCCGACCAGACCCGCCAGGCATTCAGCCAGTTAAAAACCACGCTGGATAACACCGAAAGCACCGCGCAGCCCCGCCGCAAGCTCTCCACCGGTGGCAGTGGCGATGAGCTGCTGACCGACTGCTAGACGGTCGTGAATTTATCGCCGGGCGACAGACCTGCCCGGTCAGACAACCCGATTTAACCCAACAGGAAAGACTATGCGTCAGGAAACCCGTTTTAAATTCAATGGCTATCTGTCCCGCGTTGCCGAGCTGAACGGCATCGACCCGGACGACGTGAGTAAAAAATTCTCCGTCGAGCCGTCCGTCACGCAAACCATGATGAACACCGTGCAGATGTCCTCGGCCTTTTTGCAGAAAATTAATATCGTGCCGGTGGATGAGCTGAAGGGTGAAAAAATTGGCGTCGGCGTCAATGGCACCATCGCCAGCACCGCGGACACCAACAGCGGCAAGGAGCGTAAAACCGCCGACTTTACCGCGCTGGAGTCCAACAAGTACGAGTGCGATCAGGTCAACTTTGACTTCCACTTTAAATATAAAAAGCTGGATTTGTGGGCGCGCTTCCAGGACTTCCAGCGCCGTATTCGCGATGCCATCATCCAGCGGCAGGCGCTCGATTTCATCATGGCCGGATTCAACGGCGTTGAGCGCGCCGAAACTTCTGACCGTGCCACTCATCCGATGTTGCAGGATGTCGCCGTCGGCTGGCCGCAGAAATACCGCAATGAAGCGGCGACCCGCGTGATGAGTAAAATCGTCGACGAGGAAGGGAACGTTGTTTCCGCCGTGATCCGTGTGGGTAAAAACGGCGATTACGTTAACCTCGATGCGCTGGTCATGGATGCCACCGACAACCTGATTGATGAGATTTATCAGGAAGATTCGGAGCTCGTCGCGATTGTGGGGCGTAAGCTGCTGGCCGACAAATATTTCCCCATCGTCAACAAAGACCAGCCCAACAGCGAAGCGCTCGCGGCTGACATCATCATCAGCCAGAAACGCATCGGCAACCTGCCCGCCGTTCGTGTGCCGTACTTCCCGGCGAACGCGATTATGGTGACGCGTCTCGATAACCTGTCCATCTATTTCATGGACGAAAGCCACCGCCGATCCATCATCGAAAACCCGAAACTCGACCAGGTGGAAAACTATGAATCGATGAACATCGATTACGTGGTCGAAACCTACGCCGCCGGGTGCTTCATTGAAAATATCAAGCTGGGCGATTTCTCTGCCGCGCAACCGGAGGGCTAACCGATGACGAGCCCCGCACAGCGTCACATGATGCGGGTCTCGGCCATTGAAACCGCGCAGCGGGAAAACAACCCGCTGCGGCATGCCACTGCCTACGAGCAGATGCTGGTTAAGCTGGCCGCAGACCAACGCACGTTAAAAGCCATCTTTGGTAAAGAGCTGAAAGCCACGAAAAAGCGCGAACTGCTGCCGTTCTATCTGCCGTGGGTCAGTGGCGTGCTGGAACAGGGGAAAGGTGCGCAGGATGACATCGTGATGACCGTCATGCTGTGGCGTCTTGATGTCGGCGATATCAGCGGCGCGATGGATATTGCGCGGTACGCGTTTAAGTACGGTCTGACCATGCCTGGTAAACACCGCCGACCGCCGCAGTACATGTTTACCGAAGAGGTGGCACTCGCCGCCATGCGCGCCCATGCCGCCGGTGAACCGGTCGTCATCAGCCAGCTACTCGACACGCTGGCGCTGACCGCCGCCGCCGATATGCCGGATGAGGTGCGCGCAAAGCTGCACAAAATAACCGGTCATGTGTTACGGGACAACAAACAGCCCGCCGACGCGCTGGCCCACCTCAAACGCGCGATGCAGCTCGATTGTCAGGCAGGCGTCAAAAAAGACATTGAACGGCTTGAGCGTGAGCTGAAGCCCAGACCGGCAACGGTCGTTAAAGCCCCGGCAAGCGCGCCGCGCGTCGTGAAAACCACGGCACCGGCTAAACGTGGCCGACCGAAAAAGAACCCCGGTTAACAGAATGCGCCCCGCGCCAGGGCGGCACGCCGGTCGATGAGGGTGTTTTACCCGACCTGAGACCGGCGTCCACCGCCCACCTATTCAGAGGTAGTCATGACGACGCTGATTATTAAAAAGAACGATGAGCCGCAGCCGGGTGGCGTGGTGGTCATCCCGCCGCCTGCCAGCGATGAGCCGGTGATAAAAAATACGTTTTTCTTTCCTGACATCGACCCGAAACGCGTGCGTGAAGGGATGCGCCTTGAGCAGACCGTTGCCCCGGCCCGGCTGCGTGAGGCCATTAAAACCGGCATCGCCGAAACCAATGCAGAGCTGTTTTTGTGGCGGGAACAGCAGATTTCCGGGGGTTTTAGCAAGCTGGCCGACGTGCCGGCTGACGATCTCGACGGCGAAAGCGTGCGCGTTTTCTATTACCTGCGTGCCGTCACCTCAATGGCGACCGCCACGCTCTACGAGCGTTATCGCGGTGTGGATGCCAGCGCCAGAGGCGACAAAAAAGCCGACAGCATCGATACCACGGTTGACGAGCTTTGGCGGGATATGCGCTGGGCGGTATCGCGCGTCCAGGATAAACCCCGCTGCATTGTGAGCCAAATCTGATGCAGGCCATCGCGCAACAGGGCGACACGCTCGACATGATTTGCGCCCGCTATTACGGGCGTACTGAGGGGGTATTCGAGGATGTGCTCGCCGCAAATCCGGGGCTGGCTGAGCTCGGCGCAGTGCTGCCACATGGAACGGTGGTCGAACTGCCCGACGTCCAGTCATCCCCCGTAACTGAAACAATTAATCTGTGGGAGTAAACACATGACGGAAGGTGAAAAAAGCGTCCTGTCACTGTTTTTGATCGGCGTGCTGATTGTCGTCGGGAAAGTGCTGGCCGGTGGCGAGCCCATCACCGCCCGGCTTTTTATTGGCCGTATGCTGCTGGGCGGCTTTGTCTCGATGGTGGCCGGGGTGGCACTGGTGCAGTTTCCCGACCTGCCACCTGCTGCCGTGTGCGGATTTGGCTCCATGCTGGGTATCGCCGGTTATCAGGCGGTGGAAATTGCGATTCAGCGCAGGATTAAAAAAGGGGAAAACGATGGCGGTCATTAAGACACACCCCAACGTCGCGGCATTCCTCGACATGCTGGCGTTTTCTGAGGGGACGGCGACGCACCCGCTGACCAGAAACAACGGGTACGACGTCATTGTCACCGGCTTCGATGGCAGGCCAGAGATTTTTACCGATTATCGTGAACATCCGTTTGCCGGTGGACGCCCGGCGAAGGTCTTTAATCGTCGCGGGGAAAAATCCACGGCATCCGGGCGTTACCAGCAGCTTTATCTGTTCTGGCCGCATTACAAAAAGCAGCTCGCTTTGCCGGATTTCAGTCCGGCATCACAGGACAGGCTCGCCATTCAGCTGATCCGTGAGCGCGGCGCGCTGGAAGATTTGCAGCAAGGGCGCATCGAGCGCGCGATTTCCCGCTGTCGCAATATCTGGGCTTCATTGCCGGGTGCTGGATACGGTCAGCGTGAGCACAATCTCGACAAGCTGGTCGCCGTGTGGCGCAAGGCCGGAGGGGGAACTGCATGAAGATAGTGATTCTCCTGCTGGCGCTGGCCTGTGCGGGTCTGCTGTGGATGCGACACGATAACAGCAATTTGCGTGCCTCTTTTGAACGTGCGAACCGGGTCGCCGGTGAACGCAAAACGACAATCACCATGCTGAAAAATCAGCTCAACGTTGCCGCAGAGCAGTCGCAGCACAAAGAGCGGGCGCAGGTCGCCATGCGGGACAAACTCACTGCGGCTAACCTGCTGGCCTTCCGGCGTGAACAAACCATCACGAGGTTACTCAATGAAAATGACGCGTTTCGCCGCTGGTATCGCGCTGATTTACCTGATGCTGTGCGCCGGTTGCACCAGCGCACCGCCTGTGCCAATGCCGCCGCCGGTGATTGTTTACAACGCCTGCCCGAAGGTCAGCCCCTGCCCAATGCCGGGAAGCGACCCGCTGACTAATGGCGACCTGAGTGCGGATATACGCCAGCTCGAAAACGCTCTGAAGAGCTGTGCAATCCAGGTCGATACAGTTAAACAATGTCAGGATGAAATCGATGCAAAAGCCCAACAGTCTGCGAAAAGCCTTAACTGATGCGGTGCCGGTGCTGCGTATCAACCCCGATATGCTATGTCTCCGCCTGGACGATGGCAACAATACGGCGACGCTTGCGCGCTCCCTGTCGTTTGAAAAGCGGTACACGCTCAACATCGTGGTGACGGATTTCACCGACGATATTGACCTGCTGTTTGTGCCGATTATGGCCTGGCTGCGCAACAATCAGCCGGACATCATGACAACCGATGAGGGGAGAAAAAAAGGTTTTGCCTGGTACGCTGACATCAATAACGACAGCAGTATCGATGTCAGCATCAGCCTGTTGCTGACCGAGCGCACGCTGGTCAAAGAGGCCGACGGCGCAATGTACGTTGAGAACATCCCGGAACCGCCACCGCCGGAGCCGGTAACGCGCCCCGTTGAGATGTGGAGTAATGGCGAACTGGTGAGTAAATGGGATGAATGACTTTAAACCCTTTGAGGACAAGCTTGCCGGGTTGATAGCGGCCCTTTCTCCTGCCGGGCGGGGTTGCATGACCGCCGACATTGCGAAGAAATTACGCCAGGGGCAACAACAGCGTATCAAATCGCAGAAAGCGCCGGATGGTTCGCCCTATACCCCGCGTAAGCGCCAACCCGTCAGGGCGAAGAAAGGCCGGATTAAGCGCGAGATGTTCGCGAAACTGCGTACCAACCGCTATATGAAAGCGAACGGTAACGACAGCGCGGCGGTGGTGGAATTTACCGGGAAAGTGCAGCGTATCGCCCGTGTGCATCAGTTAGGTCTAAGAGATAAGCCAACGCACGATAGCACATCTGTAGACTATCCGGCTCGAAGGTTATTGGGGTTTAATAATACCAGTGTACGAGATGTTGAGAATATAATAATCTACCATCTCAAACTTATGCTTTAATATGGGGGTGGATATGTTTTTTAGAGTAGCAAAGCTTTTGTCTGAGAAAATATTCTCAGGTCTTGATAAAGTGTTTTGTGACGGGGTTGGGAAAAATCATGGTCACATGATCGATCTTACAACTGATGGTGGATTTTGGAATAGGCTTTGTGGGTTACTATCTAGATTCAGGTTGTGTAGGTATATTGTATTTGAAAGAATGGGGTATAAAGGAGAGTTATATGTAAATCCACTGCATCCATTAACGCCGGTACGTAAGAGGATATTTATATCAAATATACTCTCACTAATGGTGGTTTTTTTTATCTCTATTCTTTTGATTATCTATTGCTTTTATTTATTATGGCGTGGGTTTCTTTTTGATTTAAAAAAAGAACATATGATATCATTTTTTTCTGCGGTAGGTACATGCATGGCCGCGATTTATGCGGCAAGGTCAGCTAAAGGGGTTTTTCTGTCAAATAAAAGCATAGAGGAAAATAATAAAAATGAGTCATTTGACAGAATTTTTAGCGTTCTTCTCGAACAGCATTCAATGTATTTAGATAAGGTTAACGTTTTTTTGAGTGAGAGTGCGGGAAATAAATTATTTAGTGTTGAGTATTTGCGTGATAGAACTATCGGCGAGACATTGGATATTGTTCATGGCGAAAACAAAGTTCTCTATGAAGCAGAGTATTACTATGAATGTGCCACTGACGGAAAAGTAAAAAGGAATGATGGTAAGGATATTAACCCTATCGAGTCGGAGAGGATCGTTGGGGTTGTTGGGAAGTACAATGAATTTGCCAGAAATACTCTGAGCCCTTATATGCGAATTCTTTATCATATATTAAAGTCTATTCATGAAAGCTTTGGTCGTGGGACGGAGGAACAGAGAAAAAAAGCAAAGCAGTATAGTAATATTGTTCGCTCAACTATTCCAAGCGACCTCCTTTTTTTGATTGCGATAAATAGCGCTGGATTTTTAATCAAGAAAAGAAGGCTCTCCTTGCACACAAATCAGCCAAGTGACTTCTTTAGTGATTACTATAAGTATCATTTTATTCTCAAAGAATATGATTTCTTTGAGCATCTGCCGCAATCTTATCTCGAAAGTGATTTGAAAGTAGATGACACTATCACACCTGGGATTCCTCTAAAGGATGTTGAGGGAGTTGTTAAGGTTAAAAATAATAATCGTGTGTTGGGGGCTTGGTTTTCAAATCCTGAAATTTATGGTTTTCATGATTTGTTGGGTGATATTGTTTTGGGGCTGTTGAAGGAGAGGTCTTTGCGGTGTATTTGTTTTTTCTATGGGTTGGGGGGTAATAAATTCAAAGTCAGAAAATATTTTAAAAACAAATATGTTCTTGGAGTGATTGACTCCTTTGATGAAAAAGATGTTAGTGATTTAGATTTAAGTTTGAGCCCTTCGAGTCTGTTTGTATATGAAAGAAATGAATCTGGATATATATCATTTATGAGTGTGATGTGTTTTGAAATGATAATTTCAGGGAATTATCTGGAAATTAAAAACAATGAGAGTTAGCTAATAAGTGTAATACCAGTTGTTGTGCCATTTGCGACAGAACGCCCGCTGATTGCCGCCAGATCCCTCCGGCGGCATCCTTTCTCGTATGAATACTCTCGCATCTATCCAGGAACTCGCCCGCGCGATTCGCAACATGATCCGCACCGGCATCGTCGTCGAAACTGACCTCGACGCCGGGCGCTGTCGCGTGCAGACCGGCGGCATTTATACCGACTGGCTCCAGTGGCTGACGCATCGCGCCGGGCGCTCGCGCACCTGGTGGGCTCCCTCCATTGGTGAGCAGGTGATGATTCTGGCCGTGGGCGGTGAGCTCGATACCGCTTTTGTGCTGCCGGGTATTTATTCCGACGACAACCCCGCGCCGTCGGCCTCGGCGGACGCCTGGCTCGTTGAGTTTCCCGACGGTGCCGTTATGAGTTATGAGCCGGAAACCGGCGCGCTGACCGTCACCGGCATTAAAACTGCCGATGTGACCGCATCCGATACGATTGCCGTCAGCGTGCCGGTGGTGCTGGTAAAAGCCTCGACCCGCGTCACCCTCGATACGCCGGAGGTGGTCTGTACCAACAAGCTCACGACCGGCACGCTGGAGGTGAAGCAAGGCGGCAAGATGTCCGGCGATATCGAGCACAGCGGCGGTGCTTTCACATCAAACGGTGTCCAGGTGGATAAACACGCTCACGGTGGCATCAAACGTGGCGATGAATGGACGGAGGGGACCCAATGACAGTCCGTTACCTTGGCATGAACCGCGTGACCGGCGAGCGCATTTCAGACGTTGACCATATCAGCCAGAGCATCGGAGATATTCTGCGCACGCCTGTCGGCTCCCGCGTCATGCGTCGTGAATACGGCTCGCTGTTGTCGCAGATGATTGACCAGCCTCAGACCCCGGCGCTTGAGCTGCAAATTATGGCGGCGTGCTACATGGCGATCCTGAAGTGGGAACCGCGCGTCAGGCTGACCAGTATCACTACAGAGCGGCAGTTTAACGGGCAAATGGTCGTCGACGTGACCGGCCAAATCACCGATACCGGCGAGAGCCTTTCCTTAACCATTCCTGTGAGTTGAATCTATGGCAGTTATCGACCTGAGCCAGCTCCCCGCGCCTGATGTGGTGGAAACGCTGGATTTTGAAACCATCCTCGCCGAGCGCAAAGCCACACTGATTTCACTGTATCCGGAAGACGAGCAGGAAGCGGTCGCCAGGACATTGACGCTGGAGTCAGAGCCACTGGTGAAATATCTCGAAGAGAATGCCTATCGCGAGGTGATTTTACGCCAGCGCATTAACGAGGCGGCGAAAGCCGGAATGGTGGCCTATGCCATCAAAAACGACCTCGACCAGCTCGCGGCAAATAATAACGTTGAACGCCTGGTCATTACCCCCGGAGACGATACCCAAATCCCGCCGGTGGCGGCGGTCATGGAATCTGACAGCGATTTACGTCAGCGCGTACCGGCGGCATTTGAGGGTATGAGTGTTGCCGGGCCAACCGGTGCCTATGAATTTCACGCCCTGAGTGCCGACGGACGTGTCGCGGATGCTTCAGCCAATAGCCCGGCTCCGGCAGAAGTCACTATCGCGGTACTGTCGCGGGAAGGTGACGGCACGGCGTCGGATGATTTATTGCTGGCCGTCAGTACCGCGCTGAATTATGAGAGTGTACGGCCCGTCGCTGACCGCCTGACTGTCGTCTCGGCAGAAATCGTCAATTATGCGATCGACGCGGTGCTGTATGTTTACCCCGGACCGGCGACCGAGCCGATTCTTGCGGCCGCAAAAGCGCAGTTAACTGCCTATATCACGGAGCAGCGCCGCCTCGGTCGTGATATCCGAATGTCGGCAATTTACGCCGCGTTGCATGTGCAGGGGGTTCAGCGCGTCGAGCTGCGCGAACCGCTGGCAGATGTGGTGCTGGATAAAACGCAGGCCGCTAATTGCACCGACGCCCGCGTCATTATCGGGGGATCGGATGAATAATTCGCTGATGGCGAACGGGTCATCTCTGCTGGAACAGCGAGCAGCCGCTGCATGTGCCTCTATCAGCGATTTATCCGTGCCGCTGCGAGATTTGTGGAATCCATGGAAATGTCCGGTGAAATTCCTGCCGTATCTGGCGTGGGCGTTTTCTGTCGACCGCTGGGAAGAAACCTGGTCGGAAAAAGAGAAGCGCCAGGCGGTTAGTGATGCTTTCTGGATCCACCAACGCAAAGGCACCGTTGCCGCCGTACGCCGGGTGATAGAAATGCTGGGCTACAGCATGACGCTCCAGGAATGGTGGGAGGTGGCTGACCCTGCCGGAACATTCCGCCTTGAGATTAACCTCAACGATATCGGCATCACGGAGCCGATGATTTACGAGCTTGAGCGGATTATTGGCGATGCAAAACCGGTAAGTCGCCACATATCTCAGTTAACGCTTTCTGCAAGCTCGTCATGTATCGCAACGATTGGATGCGCATTGTTTGATGGTGAGGTTATTACAGTTTATCCGCAGGGATATATCACAGATGACATCGCCAGGTTTGACGGCACGCCATTTTATGACGGGAACTATCATTATTCAGGTAAAGCGCAATGAATATCAGTGAAAAATCAAAATGGGAAACAGATGTTAAACTGCTGGGGCGACTGGATAAGGTGGAAGGTGGCCTGAATGGTGCGGCAAATATTCAGGCCGTTCAACTGGCAAACCGCACCAGATATTTGCGAGATCAGCTTGGCGCTTATAATACTCTCATCAAGTCTGGTGAGCTGCCGTTTACAAATGAAGAGGCAGCTAAAGCAGCTATTGTTGCGGGACGTATACCCGAGGGTGCCGTATTTTCTGTGCGCTCAGATAATCCGGCTTTTTGGGCGGAAGAGTTCAGAAATACGGGTGGTATGCCAGAATCAACGGGCAAATTTATTACTTCCTCGATGATGACATTGCCGCTTATCGAACCGACAGAGGGGGATGATGACGGAACCACAGCCGGTATTGCAGCGACTCTGGAGGGCCAGTATTTTCTTGTACTCGATCCATCATCCAGTGATTCTGCGGTGAATCTGTACCGGAACAGTAATGGTGAAGCCCTCTCCGTATCTGGTTTTGCCAGCACAGGCGCGGTTGAAGATGTACGGGAAAATATCACTCAGTTTCCGCTTTATGATGACGCTATGGTCATAACTGATGAACTTGGATTTTCACATTCAAGAATTACCGGGGATGGCGGAATAATAACGCCTTCTGTTGCTCTGCTGCCTGATGAAATAACTTCAGGAAATTTATCAGTAAGAAATATGCCACGATTCGACAGTAATACACTGATGCTGTCTGATGAACTGGGTTTTTCTGTGAAACTTTCAGAGCCAGTCGCGGGAGATGAAACTAACCCGGGTGAGATAACGGTAGATCTGCCACCGCAGTCAGCTGCTTATGGTTTGTTGTCCAAAATGCGTTCGGCACTGGATGATGTCTGCGTGATTATCAACAGTGACTCTACCGGAATCAGCCAGGATACAGATCCGGCACATGGTGTATTTAAAAAATGGACACGCAAACTGGCAGAATTCCTCGCTGCCAGTTATCCGGCTTATACCGTGAATTATTACACCTGGTCAGCGGGAGCCTATGCCAGCCCGGAAACACTTCAGGTTGGGACTGCTGGTAAAACACTTCATTTTTATAATGCGGCAATTGCCGGTACGCAGCCACTTTATCTGATGGGGCGATATTTTGAGGCGGCTTATGTGCCCCGTCAGGCCGACTTAATTATTTACAATCATGGTCATAACACGGATTACAACGTAAACGCGGGGGTGCAGGCTGGTATGAATCTGTCCGCTATGTATCAGATGCTTCAGCGGCACCCCAACGCCGGAGCAATAATGGTTTCACAAAACCCGCTTCGGGACAGCAATCAGGGAGCATCGCGTAGTGCTGGCGCTCGGCAGGCCGCGATTGCGGCAGGTTTCAGTCTTGTGGATGTTTATCAGTTGTTCATGGCTGCCGGAAAGCCAGCTGACTGGTATCTGGATAATGTGCATCCAAACACTACCGGAGACGAGAAGATTTTTAGCCAGGTAAAAAATTTATTTACCTGGCCTGCCACTCCAGCGAAATACACCGCCGGATTACTGTATGGAGGGGGGCTGATACCGAATGCGGACTTTTCTTCCTGGGATGATGATGCTGGCGTGCCGGATGGCTGGACGTTAACAGAATGTACGGCTTTAAAGGACACGGTGAATTTCGAGTCAGGTACCTGTGGCCTCAGGCTGATATCCACAGGCTCAGGGAGTGCTTACGCATCACGATCCCTGCCTGCTTCTCTTGTACGTCGGCTGCGAGGACAGACAATCGTGGTGGGATGTCGGGTATACGTTCCGCTGGAAAATACCCGGGCAAATGCAGGATATATCTCGATTGAGGGGGTTTCTGGCAGCAGAGGTTACGGTATTCCTGCGCCTGGTGGTCGGGGCGGTTTTGTCTGGAAGGCGTCTGTGGTGACCGTGCCGGTAAATGCTGAGGCGCTGACAATTATTGCAGGTCTGGATACTTCAGGTGGTACACCAGGAAACACCTGCACTTTTGATCGCATCACACTGACTGTTGGATCGATTCCACAGGACTTCATTTAAGGCGGAAAAATGGCTACAGGTATCGTTAATAAGTATGCAGCATTCTGGGGGGCTAAATCGGCGGTCCTGCACGTACCATTTGCAGGTGCGTGGGAAGGATATTTCTCTTTCGGAATCAATGCAGAGACTTCCATCAGAAACTTAATCGAGGGGAAGCCTGCACTGTCAATTATAGGAAACCCTCTGTACGGCGATAATTATATCGAGCTGACGGGAGGGCAGGTGGCTTATCTCGTATCTGGCATTAAAAACAGTGAGGATATGACAATTGTCGCATCTGTCATGCCGGTGAATGATGCCAGCTCTGCGGTGGTTTCAAACTATCAGTCGCAGCGTGCAGACGGCTCAGGTCTGTGTATTGGTACCCAGCTGGGATTTGATGTTAATACGCCGGAAGATGGGAATGTGCAGGCTACTTTTAATCACGGTGCGGTGGTCAATGGGGTGTCTACTGGCGCAAGAGCTAATACCCAGGACACCCCGATTAATGCCTGGTACCTCATCAGTGGAAGGGTAAAAAATGCAGACCGTACACGGACAGTTAACAACCTGACGACGGGCAGTGTTGGGACAAATAAACCAGCTCTCAATCCTGCAGATCCTGGGGATGTGCTGAGATTTGGGTCAGCATATAACAATCAGTTTGGTGGCAAATTAAGAATCTGTGAAATTGCGGTTTTCAGCGAATATCTCCCAGATGAAAACTATTCCAGCCTTATTCAGTTTATGCGCAAGAGTGCAGCGAAGAAGGGGGTGCAGGTTTGAGGCTTACAGGTGTAATAACCGGGATAATAATCTGGGGGATGTATGGATAAATATTTTACCACCCTGACTGCGGCCGGTGAGGCGGCTTTTGCGCGGGCCGCAATAACGGGGGAACCTGTTGGATTTACGCATATGGCTGTCGGAGATGCTGAAGGCATCTCGGGTGTTTCAGTGACAGAGCGGAGCGGCCTGATAAACGAGCGTTACCGGGCACCGTTAAACCGGTTGGTAATTGCCGACCAGGGGCAGAATATTCTTCGTGCTGAAATGATTATGCTGCCACAGGTCGGTGGTTTCTGGGTGCGCGAGGCCGCACTTTATGATGAGGATGGTGTCTGCCTGGCCGTGGCTAATGTTCCGCCTTCGTATAAGCCACAGCTTGAGCAGGGGTCTGGACGCCTTCAGGCGGTAAATTTATGGGTTTCAGTCAGCAGCATGGCCGATGTACAAATGAAAGCCGACCCAACTGTGATTTTTGCTTCGGTTGATGAGGTAGACAGGGCAAAAAGTGAGGCAAAGGATTATACAGATCAGATAGCAGGCCAGCTTGATACTGATATTCAGCAGGCTATTACCGAAGCGATTAAAGCGGCAAAGCGTGATTTCTGGGAAGATGATAACCCGGTGGGCACCACCCGCTTTTTTAACCAGAACCTCAATCCCAATGAGCGCTGGCCGTGGTCGCAATGGGTGTACACCGGCGAAAACAAAACGATCCGCGTCGGAAAGGCTGACGGTTCGAACGTCGGGCAGAGCGGCGGCAGCGATACCGTCATCCTCCAGCGGGCTAACCTGCCCGCTGTGCAGGTTGATGTGAAAGGCGAGGCCAGCGAACAGGCAGAGCTGAAGCTGACAACCACGCGCAAAGGGAAGCACAATCATGGCGGTGTGGCTGGTAAAGATGACCCCTGGGAGATTGGTGGCGATGTCCGGCAGCTCTTTAACCCCAAAGAGCTGGGCGTAACGGATGACGCAGGAGAGCACGAGCATGAAGTCACGGTGCCACCGCACAAACACACAACCACTGGTAAAACCGATAACCTCGGCGAAGGGAAATCAATCTGCGTGGTTGAAGCCCACACACTGCTGATGTGCTGGAGTCGTGTTGCCTGACCTGTGACGGTCATTCCTGTTGTACTACTCCTGTTACAGCGGTGATGACTCGTCACCCTTTCCACCACGATTGAAAATAATGCTCACCCTTAACCACGGAGTTAAACGGATGAGCGATTTTCATCACGGCGTCCAGGTTGTCGAGATTAACGACGGCACCCGCGTCATTTCCACCGTATCAACGGCTATTATAGGCATGGTCTGCACGGCCAGCGATGCCGATGCTGCCACCTTCCCACTCAATAAGCCCGTACTGATTACCAGCGTGCAAAGCGCCATCGCCAAAGCGGGTACAAAAGGCACCCTGGCAGCATCCCTCCAGGCGATCGCCGACCAGTCGAAACCGGTAATTGTCGTTGTGCGCGTAGCCGAAGGTACCGGCGACGATGCCGAAGCGCAGACTATCTCTAATATCATCGGCGGCACCGACGAAAACGGCAATTACACCGGGCTGAAAGCACTGCTCACGGCGGAGGCCGTCACCGGCGTTAAACCGCGCATCCTCGGTGTTCCGGGGCTCGACTCCCTTGAGGTTGCAACTGCTCTCGCGCCGATTTGCCAGAAGCTGCGCGCCTTTGGCTATATCAGCGCATGGGATTGTAAGAACATTTCCGAGGCGATGCTCTACCGCGAGAATTTCAGCCAGCGTGAGCTGATGGTTATCTGGCCGGATTTTCTGGCATGGGATACCACTGCGAACACGACCGAAACCGCCTGGGCGACCGCCCGCGCGCTGGGCCTGCGCGCCAGAATCGACCAGGACACCGGCTGGCACAAAACTCTGTCAAACGTTGGCGTGAATGGCGTCACCGGCATCAGCGCGTCGGTCTTCTGGGATTTGCAGGAATCCGGCACCGATGCCGACCTGCTGAACGAGGCTGGCGTCACCACGCTGATTCGCAAAGACGGTTTCCGCTTCTGGGGTAACCGCTGCTGCTCAGATGACCCGCTGTTCCTGTTTGAGAACTATACCCGCACCGCGCAGGTTATCGCCGACACCATGGCCGCCGGTCACATGTGGGCAGTCGACAAGCCCATCACCGCCACTCTCATCCGTGACATCGTTGCGGGTATCAATGCGAAATTCCGCGAGATGAAAACGGCGGGCTACATCGTCGATGCGACCTGCTGGTTTGATGAAGCGGCGAACGACGCGGCGACCCTCAAAGCCGGGAAACTGTATATCGATTACGACTATACGCCGGTTCCCCCTCTCGAAAACCTGATGCTACGCCAGCGCATTACCGATAAATACCTGGCGAATCTGGTGTCATCGGTGAACAGCAATTAAGGAGCCCTGACTAATGGCAATGCCGCGCAAGCTCAAATATCTGAACACGTTTCTGGATGGCGTCAGCTATCTCGGCGTTATCGAGTCCGTCACCCTGCCAAAACTGACCCGTAAGCTGGAAAACTACCGGGGCGGCGGGATGTCCGGCTCGGCCCCTGTCGATTTCGGCCTCGACGATGATGCGCTGGCGATGGAAATCTCCCTCGGCGGCTTCCCTGACGATGCTATCTGGTCGCTTTATGGTGCCGTCGGTACCGGGACGCTGCTGCGTTATGCAGGCTCGTACCAGCGGGATGATACCGGCGAAACCGTAGCGGTGGAGGTGGAGACCCGTTTTAAAGTGAAAGAAATCGATAACGGCGAGAGCAAGCAGGGCGAGGATACCAGCAGCAAATTATCGCTGGTCTGCACGTACTACAGGCTGACCATGAACGGTAAAGAGCTGGTCGAAATCGACGTCCTCAACATGATTGAGAAGGTGAACGGCGTCGACCGCCTCGACCAGCATCGCCGCAATATCGGCCTGTAATTTTCCCCGGCCAGCATGCCTGGCCGGTTAATCCCGAATCCGTAAACAGCGAGAAAATCATGAGCAAAGAAAACATCGTCACCCTGGAAAACCCCATCAAACGCGGCGAGCAGGTCATCGAAACCATCACCCTGATGAAGCCCAACGCCGGAACTCTGCGCGGCGTCAGCCTGGCCGACGTTGCCCGCTCTGAAGTCGACGCCCTGATTAAGGTGCTGCCGCGTATGACCAGCCCGTCACTGAACGAGTCGGATGTCGTCATGATGGATTTGCCCGACCTGATGGCGCTGGCAACGAAGGTGATCGGTTTTTTGTCGCCGAATTTGGCGGATTAAATTTCCCGAAAAACCTGTCGGTCGATGACCTGATGGCGGATATCGCGGTGATTTTTCACTGGCCGCCATCAGAGCTGTATCCCATGAGCCTGACCGAACTTACCACCTGGCGAGAAAAGGCCATTCAACGAAGCGGAAACACGAATGAGTAGCGACGTTAAATTACAGGTATTACTCAAGGCTGTTGACCAGGCGACCCGCCCGTTTAAAACCATCCAGACAGCGAGCAAAGCGCTGTCTGGTGATATCCGGGATACGCAAAAATCACTGCGTGAACTGAACGGTCAGGCATCCCGTATTGACGGGTTTCGCAAAACCAGCGCGCAGCTCGCTGTTACCGGTCATGCGCTTGAGAAAGCTAAAGCAGAGGCAGAGGCGTTAGGTACTCAGTTTAAAAATACTGAGCGCCCGACCCGGGCACAGGCGCAGGCACTGGAATCCGCTAAACGCTCAGCGGAAGGGTTACAGAAGAAATACAACAGCCTTACTGAGTCAGTGAAACGGCAACAGCGTGAACTCGGTGCCGTGGGCATTAATACCCGCAATCTCGCAAATGATGAAAAAGGGCTAAAAAATCGAATAAGCGAAACAACGGCGCAGCTTAATCGCCAGCGTGAAGCACTGGCGCGCGTCAGCGCGCAACAGGCAAAGCTCAACGCGGTTAAGCAGCGATATCAGGCCGGTAAAGCGCTTGCCGGAAACGCAGCGACAATGGGGGCCGCCGGTATTGGTATGGCGACAACCGGCACGTTTGCCGGGGTGGCGCTGATGAAGCCAGGTTATGATTTTGCACAGAAAAACGCTGAGTTACAGGCGGTGCTCGGTGTGGCAAAAGACTCGGCAGAAATGTCAGCGTTGCGAAAACAGGCCCGACTGCTGGGTGACAATACTGCCGCCTCTGCCGATGATGCGGCCGGTGCTCAGATTATTATCGCTAAAGCGGGCGGCGATGCGGCAGCAATCCAGGCGGCGACCCCCGTCACGCTTAATATGGCGCTTGCTAACCGTCGGACGATGGAGGAGAACGCCGGTTTTCTGATGGGGATGAAATCAGCTTTCCAGCTTACTAACGATCAGGTCTCTCACATCGGTGATGTCCTGTCGATGACAATGAATAAAACCGCCGCAGATTTTGACGGGTTGAGTGATGCGCTGACCTATACCGCGCCGGTGGCGAAAAATGCCGGTGTCAGTATTGAGGAAGCCGCTGCAATGGTTGGCGCACTTCATGATGCGAAAATTACAGGTTCAATGGCGGGGACGGGGAGTCGTGCTATTTTAAGTCGACTACAGGCACCCACCGGGCAGGCATATACGGCGATTAAAGAGCTCGGGATTAAAACAGCAGACAGTAAAGGGAATACCCGCCCTATATTTACCATCCTGAAGGAAATGCAGGCCAGTTTTGAAAAAAATAAGCTGGGTACCGGTCAGCGCGCTGAATACATGAAAACGATATTCGGTGAAGAGGCCAGCTCTGCCGCCGCTGTTCTGATGAACGCAGCGCAATCGGGAAAGCTGGACCAACTCACTGCGGCATTTAAAGCCTCGGACGGCAAGACAGAGGAACTGGTTAAGGTTATGCAGGATAACCTCGGCGGCGACTTTAAAGAGTTTCAGTCTGCTTATGAGGCCGTGGGGACTGACCTGTTTGACCAGCAGGAATCCTCCTTACGCAAACTGGTGCAGACAGCGACCGGCTACGTGCTCAAACTTGATAATTGGATCCAGCGTAATAAAGCGCTCGCGCAGACCCTTGGCGTCATTACCGCCGTGGCTATCGGTGTCGCGGGTATGATTGGGACCATTGGGCTGATTGCCTGGCCGGTGATAACAGGCGTGAATGCCATCATCGCCGCTGCGACTGCTCTCGGTGCCGTATTTACTACGGTGGCCGGCGGCATAATTACCGCTATCGGCGCGATTTCCTGGCCGGTTGTTGCTGTTGTGGCCGCCATTGTCGCTGGGGCATTGCTCATCCGTAAATACTGGGAACCTGTCAGCGCATTTTTCGGCGGTGTAATTGACGGCTTGCAGGCCGCCTTTGCGCCCGTAGCTGACCTGTTTGCGCCACTTAAACCGATGTTTGACTGGCTGGGCGGAAAGCTTAAAGCCGCATGGGACTGGTTTAACAACCTGATCGCGCCGGTCAAATCCTCGCAGGAGACGTTAAACCGTTTTCGTGATGCCGGTGTGTTGTTCGGCCAGCGACTGGCGGATGCCTTAACGCTGCCACTGACGGCATTTAATAAGCTGCGCAGCGGTATTGACTGGGTGCTTGAGAAGCTCGGCATTATCAATAAAGAGTCCAGCACGCTTGACCAGACTGCCGCGAAAGCCAGTGCCGCCACGCAGGGGAGCTCTTACATACCGGTAACCAGTTCTTATGGCGGTTATCAGGCTTATCAGCCTGTGACGGCCCCCGCCGGTCGTACCTACATTGACCAGAGCAGCCCAACCTATCAAATCAACATACCGGGTGGCGCGCCGGGCGGTCAACTCGGAAACCAGTTGCAGGACGCGTTAGAAAAATATGAACGCGATAAGCGGGCCAGAGCCCGAGCCAGCATGATGCACGATTAAGGAGGTGGATGATGATGCTAGCTCTTGGAATGTTTGTTTTTATGCGTCAGACGCTGCCCCACCAGACGCTACAACGCGATGCAGAGTATCGATGGCCGTCAAACTCACGCGTAGGTAAACGGGATTCATTTCAGTTTTTGGGGCCGGGAGAGGAAAAAATCACCCTGGCCGGAACGCTTTACCCGGAGCTCACTGGCGGAAAGCTGACGATGACGGCTATCCGCCTGATGGCTGACCAGGGTCGCGCCTGGCCGTTACTGGATGGCACCGGCACGATTTACGGTATGTACGTCATCAATAATATCAGCGAGACAGGAAGCCTGTTTTTTGCTGACGGCACGGCGCGAAAAATTGATTTTACGCTGACGCTCACCCGCGTGGATGAATCCCTTGCGGCGCTGTATGGCGATATCGGCGAACAGGCAAAATCACTGATTGGCAAGGCGGGAAATATGGCCTCGTCAGTGGCTGGCATGGTGGGGATTAGCTGATGCTGGATACGCTGAATCTGAATGCGGGTGGCGTACTGACGCCCGATTTTATGCTGATGCTCGACAGCAAAGATATTACCGGCAATATCAGTAACCGGTTGATGAGCCTGACGATGACCGACAATCGCGGATTCGATGCCGACCAGCTCGATATCGAGCTCGATGATGCTGACGGGCTTGTAGAGCTGCCGTTACGCGGTGCTGTACTGACGTTGTACCTCGGATGGAAAGGTTTTGCGTTGATGGGGAAAGGTAGTTTTACCGTCGATGAAGTTGAACATCATGGCGCGCCGGACACGGTGACCATTCGCGCCCGTAGCGCCGATTTTCGGGGGACGCTTAACTCACGTCGGGAAGAGTCCTGGCATGACAAGACGCTCGGCGAAATCGTGGCAGCGATAGCGACACGTAACAAACTGGCGTCGAGCGTTATACCGGAGCTGGCCGGAATAAAAATTCCGCATATCGACCAGTCACAGGAATCGGACGCCAAATTTTTGACCCGTCTCGCCGAGCGAAACGGCGGTGAGATTTCGGTAAAAGCGGGAAAGTTACTTTTTCTGAAAGCCGGTCGTGGAGTGACAGCCAGCGGAAAAGCCATTCCTCAGGTCACGATCACCCGCAGCGATGGCGACCGCCATCAGTTTTCGATTGCTGACCGTGGGGCGTATACCGGCGTTACGGCAAAATGGTTGCACACCAAAGACCCGAAGCCACAAAAGCAAAAGGTCGCCCTAAAACGCAAACCCAAAGAACAGCATTTACGCGCGCTACAGCACCCCAAGGCCAAACCGGTAACGAAGAAAAAAACGGTGAAGACGCCAGAGGCCAGGGAAGGTGAGTATATGGTCGGTGAGGATGACAACGTGTTTGCCCTGACGACAATTTTTTCAACCAAAGCGCAGGCCATGCGAGCCGCCCAGGCCAAATGGGACAAACTGCAACGTGGGGTGGCTGAGTTTTCTATCAGGCTGGCTTTTGGCCGTGCAGATTTGTTTCCAGAAACGCCGGTAGTGGTTAAAGGCTTTAAGCGCGTTATAGACGAGCAGAGGTGGATAATAAGCCGGGTGGTGCATAACCTTACCGGGAATGGATTCACGACGGGCTTAGAGCTTGAGGTTAAGCTTTCGGATGTGGAGTATGACAGTCAGGAATAACTCACTTATAATCTTTTAACTGTTTGTTATTTAAGTATATTTTTAGTAATATTGGTGTATTGGAAATTATCTGAGGTGTTCGCTATGTTCCACTGTCCAAAATGCCACTATGCAGCTCATGCTCGTACCAGCCGCTATTTTTCTGACACGACTAAAGAGCGCTATCATCAGTGTACGAATATCAATTGCAGTTGTACGTTTGTCACCACTGAGACGGTCGAACGTTTTATCGTATCACCAGGTGAAGTCGTGCCAGCGCCACCGCACCCGACAACGTCAGGCCAGCAGCAAATTCATTGGATGTGA